GATTGCTTACAAGTTTATGAAGGAAGGCAAGACCAACGCAACCAACTTAGACCACGAGACTGAGGTTGATGGCGTGTTTATGTTTGAGTCATTCTTGATTGACGATACAAAGCCAACGCCTAAAGGATTCGACAAAGCACCGAACGGCTCTTGGTTTGTTTCTTACAAAGTTGATAACGATGAAGTTTGGGCTCAAGTCAAAGACGGCACGTTTAACGGCTTCTCAGTTGAGGGCGTGTTTTCCGAGTCCCGACAAATGGACGTTGACAAAATGATTATTGAAGAAATTGAGAAGGCTCTAAAATAAAGGGTTGAGGTTATCTATTCGAGTCGTGTAACAAGTGGCTCGATAGGTAAAACTTCTTTCTTTCTCTCCTTTCTTCCTGAAGTCTGCTATTTGGTAATATTTCTCTTTACTGATATAACCGCAAAGCCAACACTTAGAAAGGTCGTCTAACGCATCGACAAACAAATAGAAGTCGCATTTTTGCCCAGTATTGAAGTTGCAAACTTTAGCCGCGTAGTAAGGCAAGGGCGTTACATCAACACCGACCTTTGTAGTCTTTACATCTATTTTATAACCGTCAACAATTAGGTCGTAGTCGTAAGTTGCTTGAGTATCAACGAACTTATTTCTCTCTCTAAAATAATCGGCAGTTATTACTTCACCGATTGCTCCGTAAATGTTTCCCTTACCTTCCTCTATTGAGTTGTTCAAGACCTTAAACTCATAAAGTTCTTGCGCTCTTTTTCTTTGCTCTTCGCTTATAATTATCTCAACCATATTTACAAGATACGAGTCTAAGTGGCACAATTCAAAACAATTGCTATTTACAATAAAAGCAACCTATGAACATTTCAGAAATCGTCGGGGCAAAACTTCCCGAAATCAAAAAACTATTGTTCAGCGAGACAACCGAAGAGGCTTTCGTTGATGCTAAACTTGTTGACGGTACTATTATTCGTTACGAGTCTTTAGAAATCGGAGCGGCTCTTTCCGTAGTTGGCGAAGATGGCGAGATTGTACCAGCACCTGACGGGCAACACGAATTGGAAAGCGGTGAAATTGTAAGAACTGAGGAAGGCGTTATCGTTGAAGTGCTTGAGCCTGAAGCTGAAGAAGTTGAAGAGGAAGCAAAGGACGAAGAAAAAGAGGAAGAAATGAGCGCAGAAGTTCCAGCGTTTGATGCTGATGCTTTCAAATTGGACATTATGAACTCAGTAGCTACTTTGATACAATCTGAAGTTGAGAAGTTCGCAAAGAATGACAAGGTAAGTGACATCGAGAAAGCGGTTAGTCTTATGACAGATATCGTTGAGAAGATGGCGGCAACTCCAAAGGAAGAGCCTTCTAAGAAGGTTGCTAATCCTTTTAACAAAGGAACTGACTACTCAGAACTAGCTTCTAAGATTAGCGCAGTAATGCAGAAACAAAACAAATAAACTTATAAACTTATAAAACCTTAAAAAATGGCTTTAGATTTAACTGGGCTAACCGCCTATATTGACGAGCAAAACTTTCCGATGGTGACAAAGAGTCTCATTGGAGGAAGAACGGCTTCAATGCTAACACCTCAAATCGGAGTGAAAGGCAAAACAAAAATTAACCTACTCGATTCTGACGTGGTGATGCAAGACGGCTCTGGTTGTGCTTGGAATCCTCTTGGTGATGTTGACTTGACTCAAAGAGAAATTGATGCGAAGCAAGTAAAAATCAATATGGAGTTTTGTCCGAAAGACTTGAACGCTTATTACTGGAGAACACAGATGCCAGCTGGAACGCATCAAGAGGCTCTTCCTTTCGAGGAGCAATTCGCTAACTACCTTGTTGAGAAAGTTCAAGACGAGATAGAAAAGGTAATTTGGGGCGGTAACTTTGCGACTGGAGTTGGTAACTTGGGAATGTTTGACGGGCTTTTGATTCCAACGGCTTCTTTCACCGATGCTAATGCGGCAACTGGTTCTTTCCCAACACCGCTTACTACTGGTTTGAGTATTTCAAACATCCTTGAGGCAATTGAAAGAATCTACGTTGAAACTCCAAGCGCGGCAGTTGCAAAAGATGATTTCAAAATCTTCTTAGGAACTGATAAATTCAGAACTCTTGCAGCGGCTTTGATGAACGGAAACGGTCTTTCTTCAGCTGGTGGTCAACTTAATAACTACACTTCAGACTTCGACCCACTAAGACTTATCTTTCCGGGAACAAACATCGAAGTGGTTGGTGTTGGTGGTCTTGAAGGATTCAACGCGGCTTACGGAATGTCAATGGCTAATGCTTTCTTGGGAGTAGATTTGTCTTCTGACTCTGAAGCTGGAGGCATAGAAGCGTGGTACTCAAAAGACGACAGAAAGTACCGTGTTGCAATGGAGTTCACAATGGGGACTCAGTTTGCTTACCCTGACCAAGTTGGTAAAGTAGCAATTTAATTTAACGGGGCGGCTTCGGTCGCCCCTTCACTCTAAAATAAAAACAAAATGGCATATACTTCTTGTGCGCTCAGCTTGTCTTATGACCTAGATTGTCGTGATACAGTAGGTGGGGTGAAGAGTGTTAGATTAGCTGGTCTTCAAGAATACGAAGCGTTAAGCGCAACAATTGTTGACGGAGCAGTTACTGTAATTCCAGCAACCGCAACTTTTTACAAATACGAGCAACTAAAAGAAACGTCTTCTTTGACAGAAACGATTAACGGTTCTTCTCAGAACGGAACTGTTTACTTTACTCCTGAAGTTGTGGTTGTTCTTTCAAAGTTGAACGTTGACAAACGAAACGAGATAAAGGTTCTTGCTCAACAAAGACTTGTTGCAATCGTTGAGACCAATGATGGTTCTTACTGGTTAGTAGGATATCAAAACGGTCTTGAATTGAACGCTGGTACTTCAGCAACTGGGACTGCATTTGGCGATTTAAGCGGCTACAATATTACGCTTTCGGGACTTGAGGCTGATTCAATGGTTTCAATGACTTCGGCTGACGTTGCTAACGTAACACAATAATTTAACTATCTTTACACTCTCTTTCGGGAGTTCTTTCTTAGTTCTGTTTTGAGACCCTTGCCATTCGGTGAGGGTTTCTTTTTTTACAGATGGCACAAAAACAACATTTTGCTATCTATATAAAAACACAATGGCTTCAACCGTAACTGCCGCAACGGCAACTGTTCATAGCGTAGAATCTCTAACGCTCGGAAACGTAGATAGAGGCGGCTCACACACTCGCACAATTACCAACGTGGCAGAGGCAGACCGTAGGGTTATGACCGTAGCGCATTCAGGAGAGATTGACTTAATCGAATTAAACTCAGCTAACGGAAGAGGGAAGTTTGTACGCTCGGCTATTCGTTACATTAGAATCACAAACCTTGACGACACTAACTTTATCCGGGTAAGGTTCAAGAAGAGCGGAGCAGAAACGGCAGACGTTAAAGTTGATGCTGGTGCAACCTTTATGCTTTCTACTGGTTCTATGGACGTTGATGCAACTGCAAGTGCGTTTAGTGCTTTCGTTGACATTGACGACATTAGCGCACAAGCTGACACGGCAGACGTAGACGTTGAATTTGTTGTCTTTGCAGTTTGATAAACATCGAAAGAAATAGCCCGAACGAGATAGCCTTAACCCTCAAAGAAAGGGGGACGGCTACTTACTACTTGTTCAAGTTCCAAAGCGATAACACCGAAGCGGTAGAGTATTGCATTGCAACCGACTCAAGTGCTTTCCCGGATAGGTATAATAGGTTTACAATAACAGAACAAACAAGCCCCGACAACTTAAACGCTCAAGTGGAAATGACCACAGAAGGACAATGGCGTTACTATGTTTACGCTAACGTCTCAAGTTCTAACCTAGACCCAACTGGATTGGTTGAATTAGAAAGCGGAATTGTAAAGGTTACGGGAACAACCACACCAGTTACTAGCTACTCAGGCGGTAACTCTAACTATGTAGTGTATGGCTCTTAAAGTATTAAACTTTGGCACTCAAAAAGTCCCGACCTTCAAGGAGGCAAGGGGCAAAGATTGGATTCTATTCGGAGACGAAGGCGAATACAAGAACCGTTACCCGGAATACTTGCTTGACCTTTACCGCAGAAGCGCAAAGAATCACGCTATAATCAACTCAAAAAAAGATTATGTAGTTGGTCAAGGCTGGGCGGTTAACGCTGAAGGTTTGGACACTATGGGACTTGCTAGACTGCAAGAGTTCATCAATCACCCGAACCAATACGAGTCTTTAAACGACATCTTGGAAAAGGTTGCGCTTGATTACGAACTTTACAACGGCTTCGCTCTTGAGATAGTTTACAATCAACTAAACGACAAGATTGCGGCAGTTTATCACGCTGACTTTGCAAGGTACAGAAGCAATGATGACGGTTCTTGCTATTACTACTCGGAGGACTGGAGCAAACATAACCCAGTAGTTGAGAAGATAGAAGCGTTTAACTGGAAAGAACCAAGCGGCAAACAACTACTTTACGTTAAAGGCTATTCGCCTGACTGCAAGTACTACCCACTACCTACTTATCTTGGTTCTACTTCTTACATTGAACTAGATGTAGAAATTGCCCAATTTCATCTTTGTGCGGTGCGTAATAATTTTGTTGGCGGTACGATTGTTTCGTTCTACAATGGCGAACCAACGGCAGAAGAACAAGAAGAAATAGAGCGACAAATTAAGGACAAGTTTACGGGGACTAATAACGCTAACTCTATTGTTCTAAACTTCGCAGACTCACGAGATAGAGGAGTCGAGATTCAGCAACTAAACGGAAACGACTTCGATAAGCGTTTCGATATCTTAAACAAGACCGTTCAACGTGAAATCTACGCTGGACATCAAGTTACCGACCCGGCACTCTTTGGTATTAAGGAGGACGGTATCTTCACGAGCAGAAATCAGTTAGTTGATTCGTTTGAGTTGTTCCAAAACACTTATATAAACAACCGTCAACAGTTTATCGAAAGGGTGTTTAACGAGTTGGCTTCTTTACAAGGTCTTTCAAATCGTCTTTACATTCAAGATACTGAGCCGATTTCGGTGCAGTTCTCAGAGGCTACCGTTACTTCGGTAATGACTCAAGAAGAGATTCGCGAGAAGGTTGGACTTCCAAAACTTGAGAAACCACTTGAAGCGGCTAAGACTTCAAAAGACGAGGACGACTTAATTATTGAACACTTCAAGAATTGCGGCTCAACGGATTACGAAGCAGTCGGAAACGGTAAGGCTTTGAACTTTGAAAGCGAGACCTCCGCAAGTCTACACGAAGAACTTAATAGAAAGTATTGGTTTGCTGAAGTGAACCCTATTGATACGGCTATCTTAAACATCTTAAAAGAGAATCCAGCCACTCCTTTCTTAGCAATTGCAGAGCAGTTACAACTTTCAATTGAGAGGGTTATGGCTGGGCTTCAGGTGCTTAATGAATCGAACGCTATTGTGTTAGAGATTGGCGAGGTATTAGACTCTAGCCAAAGAGTCGTTAATATTACCAAAGAAGGCGAACGACTACTTAAAGAAATTCCACCAGTAGAGGAAGAGTTTGTTATTCGTTACACTTACGAGAAAAGACCCGAAGCAACGGGCGGTGCTATCATTGACACGACAAGACAATTCTGTCGGGACTTAGTAAACGAAACTCAGGCTGGAAAAAGCTGGCAGTTGGACGAAATACAAAACATCGGAGTAAGTCAAAACCGTAACGTATGGATGCGAGGCGGTGGATTTTGGGGCAAGAGTTACCATTGCCGCCATTATTGGGAGCAGAAACTAATGAAGGTTAAAAAGTAAGATGGCTAACGTATTATTCATATCCGAAACTTTCCTGAAGGACAATACTCTACTTCACGAGAATATTGACTTTAAATACTTGCGCCCAGTTGTTCTAATGTGCCAAGATATTCACATCCAACACAAGATAGGAACTACTTTATACGATGAACTCAAAGCGCAGATAACCGCTTCAAGTTTAACGACTGCAAACGAAACTTTACTAGAGGATTACATACAACCGTCATTACTTTACTGGGTTCAGGCTGAAGCACCGACTGCTATTAGTTACAAATTCCTAAACAAAGGACTGCACCAACAAAGTTCTGAGAACAGTTCTAACGCTTCGCTTGACGAGATTAATTTTATCCAACACAAGTACCGAGATAAAGCGGAATGGTACACGGAAAGACTGGTTAACTTTTTACTAGAGAATAGTACGAATTACCCAGCTTACGCCAACCCGAATAGCGGACTTGACACAATCCAGCCTGATACTAGAACTTACACGACTGGGATGTTCTTAGGAAACACAAGAAGAAACATAAGCCTTGAAGATAAATATGAGCGTAAACGTAAATCGTAAGAATTTAGAGAAGCTAAAGAAATATGTACACGCTGAACGAAATACTAACCCTAATCGAAAACGAGGCGACTGCACATCTTCAGGTTCAGCAGTACGGACACGGGGACGTTTGGGAAATCAACCCGAAGGAACTTGACTACCTTGTTCTTTGGGCTATCGAGGAGAGCGTTGTATTAAGCGAAAGGACTTTAACTTATAACATTCGACTCTTGGCGATGGATAGAGTTCTTCCGGGAGAGGAGAACGAACAAGAAGTAATGTCGGACACGATTCAAGTTTTGCTTGACTTTGTTGCTTATTTCCGACAGTTGCACACGACCGATTTAAGCATACAACCGAGCGTAACACTTGAACCATTTACCGAACGCTTTGACGACAAGGTAAGCGGACACGCTTGCGTTCTTTCCATAACTCAACCATACGACTATAATAAGTGCCAAATACCAATATAAAAAATGACTGATTCACAAAAATTACTCGGAGGCAGAGGATGCAAAGTTCTCGGTGCTGCCGCTCACACATCACTAACGGGCTACGCATTTGTTGCTCAAGAGGACACGGTTGTAACCGTTTTCACAGTTGGAACGACTGACTCTTTAGCCGCTTACGGGCTAAGCACTCCGCTAAAGGCTGGGGCTTACATCGTTGTTCCAACTGGCGAATCTATTACTGCCATCACTTTGACAAGTGGTAGCGTTATAATTTATAACCAATGATAGGCGTTGGATGTGGAAGTCCGAGAGGCGGAGGCTCGGGCGGTGGTGGCGGCACTTTAACAATTGGTGTTTACTCTGATATTGGGCTAACTAATCCTATCACTTCAGCAGATTTTGGTGATACTGTTTACATTAATCTTACGACTTCAATTGCAAGCCCAACCGAATACAGATTCTTAATATTCGAGAGTTCTATTGTAGGTAATTACACTCTGCAAGCTGGGGCTACTTTAGCATATACAATAGCATCATTTAACGACTTAATTATTTTTGCTGAATCTGAAGATGGCAGTACGGTTTCGGCAGCATTAGCACCGTTTGATTTGTCAATAAATGAAGATGTAAATGCAACCGCATACATATCTGCACACAATGCTGCTAGTGGCACAACGATGGCAGCCGCACAACAGTTGGCGGTTCAAGGAACATTTCAACGATTAAAAGGGTCTGGTACTTCCTTCGGTTCTAACTTATTCGCAAAACTATCAGCTTCAAATGGCGAACTTTACGCATTTACTCCCGTATCTAGTGCCGTTGTTAGTTTACCAACAATTTCAATTGATTGGATTGAACCATCGGTTCTTTCTACTATTGTAGGTTTCGTACCATCTGATGTTTCTAATGATGGTGTAACGGGTGGTAGTGGTAAGTATTTAGCACTTAAACGTGCACCATCTGATTACTCGCAAAACGATATTTCGTTACACGCATTTAGCAGAAATGCTGGACTTACTGGCTTCAGTAATATAACGCCTATTGGTGCATCGGATAATTCTAGTTTAGGTGGGAATAGGTCTTATTTTTATGCTTCTACGTCTTATGGCGCGTTTTCCGCAAACACCACTAGCTTTACAAGAATTGACGCTGCTTCAGATGGTTTGATTTCTATTAATAGAGATAACGCTACCACACACGAAAAGTATATAGATGGGCTTCTAATTGGTTCGGGTTCTTTAACAAGCACAACCCCAAGCACCAACACTTTTTATGGGTTTGCAGCACATACTGGTGCAACATCTTTCAGCCACTTTAGCGGAAAACTAGCAATGCTTTGTAATGCTGATTCATTTACTGCTAATGAATTAACGGATTGGAATGAAGTATGGCAATATTTTACAACTAACATGAACAACTAAGATGAGTAAGATGATTTTTTTAAGTGTGGAAATTGAGCCGTTTCTATCAAGTTTTGGCAGTTGGTGTATCCCTGAGCCGTATTTGGATGGCTGGATAATTCCTTCCGACCAGCAATGGCAGAACGAGTTAGCAGCTAAAGGCATTGATTTTACGATAGTTGAAATAACCCAAGAGGATGAGAGCGAAGATTTGCCGTAAATATTACCCAAAGCAAACGGAAGGGGAACTCGAAATATTTGACGAACAAGGAAACTTAGTTTTATAATGGAAATCCTAATTGAAGCGTTCACTCAATACGGCATAGCTGGAGTATTTTTAGGTGTGCTTATTTTTTATCTGAACAAGTTAACCGATATCCATAGAGATGAACGGAAGGATTGGCAAGAGGCAAACGACAAACACGTTGACAAGTTCAGCGATGTAATCGCGGATAACACAAAAGCATTGGTTGAGATGAGAGGAGAACTAAAAGAGAATAAGTGCAAAATGTAAAGTGGTGCGCTTGGCGACCAGTAGAATGTAAGTGTACAAATGGAAACTGCAAAGAAGAAACCAAGACCAAGCGCGGCAAAGATAGCCGCAGAGGTAATAAAAGAGTTTGAAGGCTACTCTTCAGAGCCTTATTTGTGCCCGGCTAACATTCCGACTATCGGCTACGGAAATACAATGTATGCAAACGGTGAACGGGTTACTATGGACGACTCAGACATAACCAAGAAGGAAGCGGAGAAGATGCTACTGGACACTATTAAGTCGGTTGAGAAGCAAGTAAAGAATGTCGTGGAGGTCAAACTTCCAGCGCACAAATTAGCGGCTTTAATTTCGTTTACATATAATGTAGGAATAGGCAACTTCTCAAAGTCTACTTTATTAGCTTGGCTAAATTCAAACCCGGACTATTCAGAAATACCGAGCCAGTTCAGGCGTTGGAACAAAGGCGGTGGTCGAGTTCTTAAAGGTTTAATCCGAAGAAGAGAAGAAGAAGTCGCAGTTTGGGAAGGGACATCGCAATACATCTAGTAAAGGTTTACACGCCTTACTTATTAGCTTTCTTGCTGGGCGTTATCGTGGCTTGGCAAGGTTGCAACTCTGAAGCTAAAACCATTACAAAGGTAATTGAGCGACCAGTCCCGACTATTGAATACGTTGATAGATGGCGAACCGATACCGTTAGGTTTGTCTCTAAAGAACTCGTTACTCGTTACGATACAATCTACTCGGACAAGATAGTTATTCGCTTAGATACAATGTTATTGATAGACACTTTTAAGATAGTGGAAACGTGGCTTACCGAAGTAGCCAACTACGACACGACAGTAAACGACATTCGGTTAACTTGGAGCAACTACCAAAACAGAACTGAGAACTTGAAAGTACAATTGAGGAAGAAACCTTTAGGATGGGCGTTAGGTGTTCACGGTTTAGTCGGGCTTCAAAGCGATTTTGTCGAAAATTACACGCCTTTGTTTGGGGTTGGATTACAAGCAACTATAAAAAGAACTTACTTTAGCGCAAACTATGGCTTTAACGGTCAACACTTTGTAGGCGTTGGCGTTGGTCGCAACATTATAAACAGATGATATACCATACTAACCCAATAACACGAGAAGCAATCGATAAATTGCTACAAAAGAACGCTTCTAATCAAGCTAACTTAGGGACTGAGTCGACTGATTTAGAACGCTTTGAGGTTAAGATTAAATGGGCGGAGTTGCTACGGGAAATTCGTTCGCTAGATGCTGAGTTTGCAGACGTAGTTCAAGCACAATGAGCGACTTTCGACCCCGAATAAAGGGGCAAATGCTGGATGCTTGGAACAATCTAACCCGAAAGGAGCGTAGAATATTAGTTATTGGCGACTTGCACGAGCCGTTTTGTTTAGATGGCTACCTTGATTTCTGCAAAGACACTTACAGAAAGCACAACTGTAACCAAGTGGTCTTTATTGGCGACTGCATCGACTCGCATTACTCTAGTTTCCACGAGACAGACCCGGACGGTTTAGGCGGAGGGCAAGAACTTGAACTTGCTATTAAACGACTTCAAAGATGGGTGGAGGCTTTCCCAGTTGCAGACGTTACAATAGGAAACCACGACCGTATAATCTCAAGAAAGGCTTTCTCAGGCGGTATTCCGAAGGCGTGGATTAAATCATTTAACGAAGTGCTTAACGCTCCGACTTGGCGATTTGTTGACCGAGTGGCTTACGATGGTGTTCAGTATGTTCACGGTGAAGCTGGTACGGCTCGGACTAAGTGCCGCGCAGATATGCAGTCAACGGTTCAAGGACATCTTCATACTCAATGCTATTCGGAATGGTACGTTGGTCAGAACTTTAAAGTATTCGGTACTCAGGTCGGATGTGGAATTGACTTCGACAAGTACGCTTTCGCTTACGCCAAACGTGGAAAGAAACCCGCGATTGGTTGTGCCGTTGTGATAGGTGGCAAGACTGTAATAAATGAATTGATGGAACTATGATAATCTTCTTACTAACCGTTTCCGTTTGTCTTCTTTTACTGGTTGTCGGTATGCTTCTTTATATAGGTTATAAGGTGAGCGAATTGGAACGAACGCAAGACGTTATCTTTGATGCGGCAGTCAGCGCAGAGGAGCGTAACCGTGAGATAGAACTAAACCAAGAGGCTATTTTAAACGCCTATTCACGACAGAACTAAGCACGAATTAAAAAATAATTCAAAAAAACTTGCATTGGTATAGTGATTATTCAAAAGGTTATTTATATATTTGGTCTATAATTAAAAAACAAAAACAAAACAATCATGAAAAACACAATCCTATTCAGCAACCAATTTTGCACAATCGTTGAAACTCCAAAAGGTCTTTGGATAAGAGAAGATGAAATTCTACATACTGCAATGGAAGTAGATTGCTACTTCAACGAAAGCGGTATTCTTATTAGAAAATAATCAAAACGGGGCAACCATAAGAACGCCCCACTTTAAAAACAGAACGATGCACAACTTAGTATTTCAAAACAGACTATTACTTGATAACTCTATCCCGGCTTTTGTAAGGAAAACCGCTAACCGAGCCTTAGACTATTTGCAATCTTCCGAGAGTGTAACAATTCGAGTAGAGCCTTTTGCATTTTGGCAGATGGTAAGATACTCAAGAGCAGAACCTATCAAGTCGGGTCTTTATACTTTCATCCGCATTTATGACGACCATCAAAATGCAGTTGACATTCAAACTTTAAATTCGTAACTTTAATAACCATCTAATAACAGAACGATGAACGAAACGCAGAAAGAAAGACTTACCAGTCTGGCAAAAGAAAACGGTCTAACCAAAGACCACTTCTTCAAAAGCCCTCAAGGCTTTGTAATTATAACAAGACAAGGCATCGAGCGAATCCAAGCGCATAAGTGCATAAGAGTTAGCTACGATGTAGTCAGCTTATCGGACGACCTTAAACACGTAGTTATCAAAGCTACTGGCGAAATGTCTAACGGAAGCGGCTTACCCGTTCAAATGGAAACTTTCGGAGAGTCAGCACCTGATAACACAAGACAAAAATACCCAGTTGCTATGGCAGAAAAACGAGCCTTGTCAAGAGTGGTTCTAAAACTCTCAGGACTTTACGAAGTCGGAGTTTTCGGAGAAGATGAATCGGACGACTTTAAACGTAAGTAAGATGTTGGAAGAACTATTTACCGAGCAACGAACTGACGAGTGGCACAAGCAAAGAATGGGGAAGTTTACGGCTTCCCGATTCGGGGACTTGATGACAAACGCACGGAAGAAAGACGAAGTGCTTGGAGCGACTGCAGTAAGTTATATCTACGAGAAAGCGGCAGAACTCTTGACGGAAGAGCGCAAAGAAATCTTTGGAGCGGCTTTAGACTGGGGGACTGAAAACGAACCAATATGCAAGGCTTACTTTGAAGAGACTACTGGCTTAACTATTGAAGAGATGCCCTTCGTTCCTATCAACGAATACTCAGGTGCTTCTCCTGACGGAATGGTCAACGGGGAACTTATCGAAATCAAGTGCCCTTACAACACTAGCAACCATCTCAAGACTGCGTTCGAGGGTTATATTGACCCGAAGTATATGTGGCAGATGCAAGGGCAAATGTTAGCAACTGGTGCGTTAGCTTGTAGGTTTGTTTCCTTTGACCCACGTATCAAGGACGAACGCTTTAAACTGATTGAGATTAGAGTAGAGCAAGACCTTGAAATGCAAGAGCAACTCAGAGAACGCTTAGAGTTCGCAAATGATTACCTTCGTAACTTAATAAACCCAAAATAATGGAAAACAAAGTAGTATTTATTGACGGAGTAAACGTCTTTACACCTAACGAGAAAGCACCCGACTTTGTGAAAGCGAGTCTTGTTATTAACCCGACTAAGCTAATCGCTTGGTTAAAGGAAAACGACCAGTACTTAACCGAAGGCAAAGAAGGTCTTGAGTTAAGAACTCAGATAAAGGAAAGTAAGCAGAACAAACTTTACGCTTCCGTTGACACTTTTAAGCCTAAACCACAAGCTGAAGCGGCTACCGTTGAGGCAACTGACGACTTGCCCTTTTGAAGAAGAGCAGAAGTAAAATTGTCAAAGAGTTAGATGCCGCCTTCAGTCGTTATATACGGTTGAGGGCGGTTAACCTTGACGGCTTTGTGGAGTGCTACACTTGCGGACGAAGCTACGAAGTAAAGAAGATTCAGAACGGTCATTTTATGAGCCGAGCAAGATACGCGACAAGGTGGCACGAAGATAACTGCCGACCTCAATGCTACGGGTGCAACGTAATGCAGCAAGGTAGACAATACGACTTCGGCTTAAACCTTGACCGGGAGCGTGAAGGACTAGCGGATGAGATGCACCAGCTTTCATTAACGACTGTGAAGTTTGCAACGTGGGAACTTGAAGAGAAACTTGCTTACTACCGTGAGAAGGTTAAGGAACTAGAGTAAAAAAATTTCTTTTAATAGTTTGAATATTCAAAAGAATATATATATTTGTCAAACAATTAACGGGGTAACCCACTAAGAACTAAAGAAAAATGGAAACAGTATCAGACATTAGAGTAGAAAAAAGAGTTAAAGAGCTTCAGAACGAACTAAAATTTGAAAAAGTACAATCTCTTAGAACTGAAAGAAAAGAGAGAAAAATCAAAGAAGAAAAGGCTCGTATCATTGAATGCTTAAACCAAAACTATTTTAACTTGGCTAATTCTGCAATGCGTAGATTAATTCAACTTACTGAAGAAAACTAATAAAAAGGGGCAACCATAAGAACGCCCCAACTTAAAATAATAGAAAAATGGAAGCATTAACGCATAAAGACTTTAGACGACTTGGCTTTGAAGGCAATAACGTAGTCGGTTATAAACTAGGAAATATCTCCATTGACATCTACGAAGATGAAGATTGTTCGGATAGCTTTAAAGCATCTGACAACGGTTTTAGTTTAGGCTGGGTGAAAACTTACGAAGCACTAGAATTTATTTTAGAAAGCAAACTTATTCAAGATTAAAGAAATGATTGTAAAATTAACCATCGAGCAAAGCGTTTACATTGAGATAGACGGCTACACTTACTACATTGACCACTCGCTAGAAGAGCCAATCGTAGAGATGTGGAAAGACAAAGAAACCGAAGTAGTAACCCTTTTACCTGAAGAAAATGATTAAAATACCCAAGATTGAAGAGGTAACTTCTGAGGCTAACGCCAAGAAGATAACCGCTTACAGAATAGCCAAAGATACAAGGCTATCAACGCAGACCGTTTACGCTTATTTCAAAGGCGAACGAGTCAGCGTGAGAACTCAAGAAGTAATTATAAACTACATAAACAAATACTAATGTTTTACAACACGAACCAAGAAAAAGGAACGACTCTAAACGAGTCCCGTAAGAAATCCAAAACTCAGGATGAACTTGTGCTTGAGTACTTTAAGAACTACGATAACTTAGGTGCAACGCCTGAGCGAGTTTTAAGGCACTTCAAGATAATGGAAACACTCTCGGAAAGTAAGTGGCACAACACGCCTATAACGTCCGTTAGACGGTCATTCAGCAACCTTAAAAACAAAGGCTTGATTAAGAAAACAGAAGTATTAATTGAGGGCGACTTCGGTAAAAATATCCACATATGGAAACTAGCTTAACGGTTCGGATAACGCCCGAAATCAAACAAGAGTTGAACGAGATTCTTACGTTGGCTGGTGGTTACTTTAACTACAAAACCCAGCACCTGATTGATTTGCTTAATGGAGATGTCAAGTATGTTGATGTTCACCGTGAGACTCAAGAGATATTAAGGAGAGTCGTTCTTGCAACTGGTTACAGTTACGACCTAATCAGTTCAAAGAGCCGCGAAAGGCAATTAGTTTGCGCTAGGCAGTTCGCAATTTGGAAGGTCTACACAGAACTATATTCTCACGGCTACACGCTCAAGATGATTGCGGACGTTTTCAAGCGAAACCACGCTACAATTCTTTACTCGGTTAAAGTAGTCAAGGGACTGCTGGAGTTCAACGACCCGATGATAGCTAAGATAAATTTTAAGTACAATCAAATTGAAGAAGATGAACGAGCAGCACCTTAAAGCGTTAAAATGTATGGTATTTGCACAGTCTTTTGTAGAAGCGTTAGACGACTTCGGAGGCAATAGAGCGTTTAAGCACCAGCTTAAAAACAAAGGAAACGCATTCGCTAAAGAAGTGGACAAGTTTCTAAACGATACCTATTCAAAGGGAAGCACCGACACGTCCATAGTTAACCTTATCGAAGGTTGTCAGGATGCTATAGACAAGCTAGTGGAGGAGAGCGTAACGGTAACCGAGTAATAAAGTTGTTAGTAACAAAATTGTAAGTAAAAATATGAAACGATATCAAGTTAAACGATGGGACAAGCGGAATACTCTTCGCTTTTGGAAATACGCCACTCCAGCGATAACCTTAATTTGGTTGTTGATTGTTGGTATTGTGGGAAGTATTTTGTAGATTTGTAATGTCCAATGACACGGACACGGTATAATAACAGATGAAAAACATTCAATCATTCGTAAGAGGAAGTAACAAGGTCGCGGCTTTTCTGTTTGTCCCCTTGTTCTGTGTTGTCAGCGCAGCCTCTTACGGCATTGATTTATTTAAATGACTATATTGTTTAATTGTGACGAAAGTGCGAACACGCTTCAGCTTTCACCAGACTACAATAGATTACAGATTTTTATACGCGCTGAGTCTCCTGATGGTGAGTCATCTTACGCTTGTATAGGTATTGATGATGTAGATGAACTCATTGGTGCTTTAGAAATTCTAAAGAATAAAATAGACCCACAATGAACAGCTACGAACTTTCACGTACTTGGTTCGACTGGTGCTTCGAGAATCCTGAGAAGATAAAACCAAACCACACGGCTCTATATTTCTTTGCGGTTGAACATTGTAACCGATTAGGCTGGAAACAAAAGTTTGGAATGCCGACCACGATGGCGATGGAAGCTATCGGAATCAAGTCTTACAATACTTATATTAACACTTTAAACGACCTTGTGCAATGGGGCTTTATTTCAATGATTCAAAGGTCAAAGAATCAATACTCTGCTAACATAGTTGCTCTATCAAATTTTGACAAAGCACTTGACAAAGCACTTGATAAAGCATTGATAAAGCACGGGACAAAGCAAAGTGAAAGCACTTGTAGTATAGATAAACAAGAAACAAGTAAACAAATAAACAAGGAACAAGCACCACCATCGCTTGAAGAAGTTA